TGTTGGTCCTGAGAATAATAATTCTAAATTACTGTTTGGAACTACACCTTCTTTTCTTGCTAGGATTGCTTCTGCAGAAGTTTCAATTCCGAGTGTTGCTAAAATTCTTGACTGTAGTTCGGGTCTCAGTATTGAATTATTAACATCACCAGTGTCTAAATCTTTAAGTGCTTTTATAACTAAGTTAGTTGCCACTCCTGATTTAGCTGTTTCTAGTATATCACCTCCACTAAGAGCACCTATACCACCACCTATTAGTGCAGCAACTGCATCATCACCAAAACCTCCTCCTGCTGCACTTAATGCAGCGGCCTCTAATGCGTTTACGGTATCTTCTCCCCAAGCAACATTGTTTGAATCTTGAATTGCATTTGGCATTGGCATTCTCACTAAACCAAGAAATTCATCGAGTGGACTACTCCTTGCAAGACCTTTAGTTAGTAAGTCAGATACAGATGATTTTTCTGGTCCCCATATATCTTTTGCTCTTGGTGGTTTGTACCTATACTGTGAGATTACTAAGTGGTCTTGTGAATTCTTTTTACCATACAATGCATCAGAAGGATACTGTGCTGCCTTACTAGATCCAAAGTATGTGTCTTTTGCTGTAGTGCTGAATGATTCTTTAACTTTTTTAGCTATAGGATCGGTTGCAAGATTTATAGTATCACTTGAAAGAAAACCAGGTTTTTTACCTGTACCTAATACTTTTACTACGTTATCATTAGCACTTATTGTTGATTCAATTCCAGATTGATTATATCCCTCTGTCACTCCAGTATTGCTATTATAAACTGCATCTCCTCCACCTATAACTCTTTGTCTGTTATTTGTAACAAGTTCAGTTCTCACCTCAACTTCACCTGTGTTTTTGTCATAAAAAACACTATGAGCTACTCCATTCACATTTATATTTTTACCTGTATCTTTTAAACTCATTTGTTTGTTTTAATTTACGGAATCCCAAACTGCAGTGATATCATATTTTTCACCATTAGCATCAATAAAATCTTCAGTTACTAATCTAGCAATATCACCATACTCTCCTGCTGGAACACGAAATACACTACTAATATTTGTATAAAGATAAGAGTGTATAGTCTTACTGAAAACAGAAGGAACTTGAATCGCTGATTTATTTAGCATGGTTTGTGCAAAACCATCACGAATATCTGGATTTAGATAGTGAACGTTGCATCCTAGCATCTTATCATTTTTCATTTCCATTATGAAAGCGAGTGGTCTTCTATCATAGTATTTGTATCTTTCTGGATACTCTGCAGTATATCCAAAGAATAAAAAATCACCAACTCTGATTTCACTTACACTCATCTCTGCACCTACTGAAGTTAGTTCTGATCGCAGTTCATTCGCATACCAGTCAGTTCCAGTGGATGCTGTTACATTTGCTCTTTCTATGATATTATAGAATATACTTTTGCTCATTTGATTCCTAAGTCGTCTTCTGTCATAATTTTGAATTCGTATCCACGGTCAGCACAAAATTCTTTTGCTGCTTTCCACTTTGCTTGGTTGACTATCCAAGTCTGGACTGAATATGCCCATGCTTTAGTTCTCCTCTTTGGGTTTTGAGGTGGTCTTTCCACTTGCCTCTTTGGTTTGACTTCAACTACCATTACCCTTTTCTTTTTGTTTCTGTCATAGTATTTAAGAAAAAAGTCAGGGAAGTATCTGTGAACTCGATTGTCTTTTGGAGATACGTATGGTATCCAGAACTCCTCAGACTGCCACTCACTTACACTCTCTGTAAGATCACAGTAGTTCATAAACTTTCTCTCCCAAAGAGACCTGTAAATTATATTAGTGGGATCACCTTTATACTTTTTGGGGTGTCTGGGCCTAAACTTTCCATTATATGACATACATAGTATTGTATAACTATAAAAATATTTAGATGGCAGACATAAAGAACTCTGTACTACCATTATATAAGAAAATAAATGATGCTCAGAGCGATCTGTTTCCTTTATCTCTGACTGCAGAATTTAAGGTGTCCCTTAATCTTGGTTTTGATGATTCTTCTGGGGGTTTAAGTTCATGGTTAAAAAATTGTGGAATAGCAAACAGTCCACAAGATTTAGCGAGATATGATTTCTTTGCATCTGAAGTAACACTACCTGGTGCATCATTTGACATGGCAGAAAGCATGGGAGATAGACAAGGAACAATAGAAAGATTTGCTCAGAGAAGATTATATGCACCATTAAGTGTTTCATTTTATGTTGATGCAGATTATAATATACTTAGATTATTTGAAGAGTGGATGAACTTTATCAATCCAATTCATAATTCTTCAGGGAGATATGAAGGATCATTTCAAGGTCAGAGTGGATATGAAGAAAGAAATAACTATTACAAGTTCAGGTATCCAGATGATTATAAAAGGAATATAATAGTAACTAAATTTGAAAAGGACTTCTATCAAGGTCTGAATATGAATGAAACTCGTATTGGTAGATATGCTAAAAGTAGAAGTGGTGATAATTTAATTCCTGGTTCACTTTTATGTTATCAATTTATTGATACATTCCCAAGTAATATTGTTGCAATCCCATTATCTTATGAAGGAACAGATGTAACAAAAGTTACCATTGAGTTTCAATATCTTAGATACAATACTATTACTAATAATGATGCACAGGAATTATACTCTAAAGATGTATTTGGTCTTTACTCTGAAAAAAATTATGATAATTCTGTAATAGGTCAACTTAATGCAAGTGCAGCAAAATCATCTACTGTCGTTGGATTTGTAAATGGTGAACCATATAGTGGACCTTATCATGTACATGAAAATGAGGATGGTATAATAGTTAAAATGACTGGCGTTCAACATTCTAGTGTCGCACATAATGTTATATACGCTACAGCAGAGGAGAGTTTAGCAGGTTTATCAAACATATCATCCAGTGCTAATGAACAACAACAGGAACAGGATCAACAACAGGATCAACAAGAGGAACAGGATCAACAACAGGATCAACAACAGTCAGACACAACACCACCAGCAGTACCAACTAATGTAAATGTAACTACTGCAGCGACTGATAATACACCAACTATTACAGGTCAGGCAGAGGGAAATAGCACAGTCAAAATATTTAATGGATCTACTCAAATAGGTACAGCAACTGCAAGTTCAAGTGGTTCATTCACAATTACAGTTTCCAATCCATTAGCAAATGGAGCATACAACTTTATTATAAATGCAACTGATGCTGCAGGAAATGTTTCTAGTAACTCTACTATTTCACATACAATAAATGTTCCTACTGGTGGAGGAAACGGTGGTGGCGGTGGCGGTGGATATGGTTCCTAAAACCCTCCTATATACAATACTGAATAAAATATTATGCCTTTACCAAAGATTACGACACCGACATATGAGTTGGAACTTCCATCCACTGGAAAGAAAATTAAATATAGACCTTTTTTAGTCAAAGAAGAAAAAATTCTAATACTTGCATTAGAAAGTGAAAATGTAAAACAGATAACAACTTCAATAAAATCAATACTAAAAGAATGTATTCAATCAAGAGTGAAGATTGATACTCTTCCTATTTTTGATATTGAATATTTGTTCTTGAATGTGAGAGGAAAGTCTGTTAGTGAAGCATTGGAGTTAGTAGTTACATGTCCTGATGACGGTAAGACAACTGTTCCTGTCAAAGTTTATATTGATGAGATAGGTGTAGTAAAAGATCCTGACCATAAGAATGATATAAATTTGGATGATAAGTTGACATTGAGAATGAAGTATCCATCTCTCGATGAATTTATAAAAAATAATTTTGACTTTAATTCAAGAGATGAAGGTGCATTAGAACAATCATTTGAAATCATTGCTTCATGTATTGATCAAGTTTATAATGAAGAGGAGTCATGGGCAGGATCTGATTGTACTAAGAAAGAACTTTTAGAATGGGTTGAAACATTAAACACTAACCAGTTTAAATTAATTGAGTCATTCTTTAGTTCTATGCCTAAGTTATCTCATACAATTAAAGTTAAAAATCCAAATACAAAAGTTGAAAGTGATGTGACTCTGGAAGGGTTATCGTCTTTTTTCGCTTAAGTATGTCTCATATAGATCTTGAGTCATACTTCAAACTAAATTTTGCTCTCATGCAACACCATAAATATAGTTTGACTGAAATTGAAAACATGATGCCTTGGGAAAGGGATATTTATCTTGGATTATTGAATCAGTATATTGAGGAAGAAAATCTAAAGGCAAAGCAGCAACAATCAAACTATGGAACCTGAACTTCCTAAACTTCCAAACAGTAAAATCAAACCTAATATCCAACCTAATAAAATTATTGGAGGTGGTAAGGTAACTTATGGTGGTGCAAAATCAAGGGGAGTAAATCCATTAGTTAGAAATATTACAGGTAGTGATAATTTATTTTCAAAACTACAAGAAAGAAATCCAGAAGTAAGTAATAAAAGGGGAACAAGAACTCTGTTTAATATGCTAGGCACATTTGGAACAGAAAGAAATGAGAAAATAATTAGAAAAAATTTACAACTATTAAGAAATACACTAGTAGAAACTTTTGAAATCGCTAAACTTCTACGTATGAATGCAGCAGGTGGTGCTGGTGGTAGTGGTGGTGGTAAAAATTATAGTGGAGCATTATTAGTAGGTACTCTTGCAGCTACTGCAGGATTAACTTTACCTAAGTTACTTGGTGGAGGTGATGATAAAACCAACATTAAAGAAACTGAAGAAACTGAAGAGAAAGTAGATAAAGAAGATGATTTGGAAACTTTTGTAAGTAGTGAGGAAAAACTTGTTGCAAAAGAATTAGAAGATACTGATACTGATACTGAGTATGATGATGATAAACTTGAATCAGATTTAGAGGGTTCTTCAAAAGGATTAGTAGAATCTATAAAGACTGGATTTAGTGAACTTATGGATGGTATAAAGAAGTTAGTAAAAGGTGAAGGTATTGATACAGAGGAAACTGAGGTAAAGAGTGGTGATGATACTTTAAAGGTGGAGGAATCTGGAGATACAAATGAGTCAGACCAAGTAAACAGTTTGGTGGATGGAGTTAGCAATTCATTTAAGGGTGCTTTAAAAACTAAAATTGCTGAAGGTGAATCTAATAATGATTATGGTGCAATGTATAGTAGAGATCAAGAAGGATTTGATCGTGGAGATGAAGATATAACTAAGATGAGTATTAATGAAGTCGATAAGTTACAAACAGATTATCTAAACTATCAGACATCGATAGGTCGTGAAGATGGCGATAGGAGTGCTGCAATGGGTGCATATCAAATGTTAAATCCAAAGAAAGTTGCAGAACAAATGGGTCTTGACCCAGAAACAACTATCTTTGACAAAGAAACTCAAGATAAAATGTCAGAGTATTTCTTAAACTATTCTGGTTTAAAAGAGTTCCAAGCAGGAGAAATAAGTGCAGAAGAGTTTAATAATAGATTGGCAGAACAGTTTGCATCAGTTAAAACTACTGATGGTAAAGGTGTATATGATGATGATGGAATGAATAAGGCAAATACTAGTGTGCTTGATCTTATTAAAGGACAAGAATCAAAATATAAAAATTTAGATAAAGGTGCATTTATTCCTGGAGAAAAACCAGGTGAAGTAATTGTAGTAAATCAAGGTGGAGGAGTGACTCCTGTTTCTGGAGGTGGTAAAAAAGTTGTTATGTCTAATAGTAATACAGGTAAAGGAAAATCTCAAGGACCAACACAAAAGTTTTATTCATCAAGTAATCCAGATGCTAGTAACTTATCAACAAAAAGTATTCTTGGAGTCATAGGTTAATCATATGGTAAATCCAGCACCAGTCAGAGTAGCAAGAAAGAGTACGATGAATTCACCTTTGGTGAAGGCAGCAAATAAAATAGTGACATCTCCTACTTTTGCTAAAGCAAGATCAATTGACTTTGATAAAAAGAATGAATATGATAAATTTATTAAATTTATTGAATCAAGTAATCAAGAATTATTAAGAATTAAACTGCCAAGAAAAGATGAAGTGATAAAAGCAGGTGGACTTGGAGATGATGGTGGAGGTGGTGGAATTATACCAAAACTGTTATCAGCACTCGCTGGTTTAGTAGGTGGTGCATTATTAAAACCACTGGCAAGAACAATTCGTAATCTAATTCCAAGAAAATATAGGGTACGTTTGAAAAAGTTATGGAGAAATTTTACAAGACCACTTAGACAACTTAAAAGATTTATTAAAAGTTTACCTGGAAAGATAAAGGCAAAACTTACAAAATATGCAGATGAGGCAGTCAAGATATTAAGAAAGTATACTGATGATGCAGTACTAGCAATAAAGAATTTAAAGAATGCTAAATGGATTCAAAATTTAATAAGACAATCAAAGAAAATAACCACACTTGCAGATGATGGTGTCAAAATAGGGAAAGAGTTTCTTACTAATAGTAAAGTTCTTAAAAGTAGTAAAACAATTGTTCAAAAAGCAGCACCAAAAATAACATCTATGGGAATAGGTGAACTTACAATTATTGGTGGTATAGCAGCAGATTTAAGTATGGGAGCATATAGACTTGAGAAGGGAGATAATACAGGTGCTGCACTATCTTTCATTGGTGCAATACCTCTTGTGGGTATTCCATTTAACTTGATTGATATTGGAAGAGATGTTGGATTATTTGAGGAAGGTGGTGCTTTAGATTGGTTAGATTTCTTGGACTGGTTCAGATTAAACAAAGACAATCCAAACTATGTGGACAAGAGAAGTGATGAAGAAAAGGAAATAGATGAGGATATTGATGCATATCTAAAGGATGAGTATGAAAAAGATCTTCTGAATCAATTAGAAAATTTACCAGAAAGAAATTCTGGTAACATAAAAGCACTTAATGCTAAGTCAAGAACCTTACGAAATGAATTGCGAGATTTAAGGGATGGTACACTCACCAGTGATAAATTGAGATCCAAAGTAGGTAAAGAATTTACAGACGGAGATATTAAATTCTTTGGTAAAAATAAATCATCATATGATGAGATAGAGAAGTTCCTTGAGAACGTGGAGTCTAAAGATGTTATAATACCAGATAATTCGGCATCAACTACCATT